CACCGGTTGTGCGACGCCACCATTAAAGATTATTCGCATAAAGATGTTTTCGTTAAAGTCGAAGCGCTTCTAGTTACTCATAAACCTAATTGGGCGCCACGTGTTATCTTCAAGGGCAGTGACCTGTACAATGTTATTTCTGGGCCCATTTTTAATGAGCTCATGCGCAGGTTCGACATTTGCCTTGAGGGTATGCGTGGCGATTTTAGGTTTCGTACAAGTTATAAAAAGACACCTACTGATTATACGGCACATCTGGAAAGACAAGAGGCCGATGAATATTGGCTCGAGGCCGACTTTTCATCTAACGATAAGTTCCAATGCAGTGACGTCATGCTATTGGAAGTGGCTTTCATGCGTGTGTTGGGGTGTCCTGAGTGGTTTGTTCGCCTTCACCTGAAGACGAATAAATTCACAGTTAAGTCAAGTAAACAGGGCATCTCAGCCACGCTTGAGAATCAGCTTCCGACGGGCGCCACTGATACCACCTTTCGAAACACGTTTTGGAATGGTTGTATACTTTGGGCTTTTCTTAAGACTGCAAAGATTAGGTCATGTCGAGCCATGATCATGGGTGATGACATGTTGGCGATCGTACGTGGAGTATGTAAGTACGCAGTCAAGACTTATGTTTCCATTGCAGCTGAGGCTAAGATGGAAGCAAAAGTGTTGCGTCATGAACTTCTATGGAAGGCTACCTTCCTTAGCAAGTTTTTCGTCCCTGCCGAGGGCCGGGTGCACCTCACGGTCCCCATCCTCGGTAAGGCGCTTGGGCGCTTCAATATGCGTGCTAACAGAAACCAGGCTCTTAGCGATAACGCCTATATGGCCGGTAAGGCCATCGGTTATGCCTATGAGTTTCGTTTCGTGCCTACAATTAGGGATTTATTTCTCCAAAGGTTCAAAGTCGAGTTCTCTTCACTACCGCTGGTCGGTGGAAAGAGACAGATGGAAGTTGATATTTCCTGGAATGCTAGAACAGCGGGGGTGACTCTGTCAAATATCACCAAGAAGCTCGTCGAGCAACGAGTTATTGATGATTTTCACTTTCATTGTTTTTGCTGGGAAAGGTATCAACTTTCTGGCAACGCCGTCATTGATCTCTTTCGAGACGTAGTCACTAATTCTGATAAGATTGATTTCTATGGGGTTGTGGTTTCTAAGCTAGCTGAGGATTTCCTCAACTAGTTGCCGAGTTGCCGGGCTGAGGTCGGGCAACCGGTTCTAGGACCGTAATCCCAACATTGGTTTCAAAACC